CCTGAAATTATCCGATGGGCAGATACGTCTATTGTCAGCCAATCCGCACAGCACCGATTATATCGTACTACTCAATTCGCTCCTATCCAAGCATGGCGACATCCAAATAAGCAACCAGTGCAAATACCTCATACAAGACCTTGAACTCGTACAGCGTGGCGATGGTGCGGAAAAGAAGCCACCCGATAATTTGACGGGTCACTTATTCGATTGCCTCGAATATTACTTGTGGACATTTCATCGTCAATTCTTGGATAGATTCGCAAAAATGGGTAAGTTTGCAGATGTGTAACTAATTAAATTCAATCATGATAACCTCCAACATCTACACATCCACTGACGGCACGAATTGGTCAATGATTACCGATTGGCTCAACGTACCTGCCGAACGAGTTATACCTGCCGACCTTGCAGTTAATCGGGCATCAATGGGATTGACAGGCAATCGACTTGTTAAGGCATTCGAGGAAATCGAAGCCGACTTAAATACGGGTAGCATCATCAATGCCTACTCGAAATTTGACCAGTTAAAGAAGCGAGTTGCCGACATCCCAGACGAGGCACTGCTTATGGATATTGCCTGCGTATTCGCGCTTCTACCAGACGAAGACCCGCACGTTTATAAACCCTCATTAAACGCTCAGAAGATAAAAATATGGCAAGAGGATATAGATTGTCGGTTTTTTTTTATCACAAAAGCAGTACACTATATCATTCAATTGTCGGACATCTCAGACGCTGTTATCCGTATGCATATCCTACAAAGGGCTTTGACGGAATCGAGCGACAACCAAAGCAGTATCTTTCCCTTAGCCGAAACTGGGCTGATGAGTACATGAACGAGTTAAGAAGTATTAATTGGATGCACGCACAGATAACCAAGGGCGTTATATCTGAAACCGATTTATTGCTTCATAAAGGCATAGACGAGTACGGTGCGATTCTCGATACGTACAGGTATGACATACATTTAAAGCATCAAAGCACCCAAGCGAAATAGATAATTTCGTATATTTGCATATCGCTACCCAAGCGAATAGGCTCTGAGCCATACAATCGGTTAAACCAAGTAAGTCATGGCTCAGAATATAGTATTTAAAATTTCCGCCGACACGTCAAACTTTGACGCAGGCATGAAGAAGACAGGGGTCGAAGTTGATGCGGTCAATAAAAAAACCAAGCAAGCGACAGCCGAAGTAGGGCAGTTTCAAAAGGCGTTAGGGAATATTGGTGGAATGGTGGCTGGGGCATTTGCGGTGAGTTCAATCATTGCCTTCGGTAAAGAGGTTGCTAAAACTCGTGCAGAAATCGAATCCCTTACTACCCGAATTGCAGATATTAAAGGCGGTCAGGAGGCGGGAAATAAGGCAATGGATGAATTGCGTCAAACGGCAAATCAATTGGGGATAGAGTTTAAAGAACTTGCAAGTAATTACGCTTCATTTGTAGGCGGGGCGAAAGCATCGGGTATGGAAATTACCAAGGCAGAGAAGATATTCAAATCCATGACCATTGCAATTAAAGGTAGTGGGGCAAATGCAGAAACGGCAAAGCGGGCATTTACTGCATTGACGCAGATGATTGGAAAGGGTTGCCACGCCAAAGGTACACTGATTAGATTGTACGATGGAACAAGCAAAGTAGTAGAGGATATACGAGTAGGTAATGTTCTAATTAGCCCTTGCGGTGAACCAAGAGTAGTTGAAGTTACAATAAATGGGCGTGAAGAAATGTTTGAGATTCAAACTGAAATCGGAATATCGCTCGTTGTAAACCGAAGCCATAAAATGCGAATTTATACAGATGGCGAAAAGCAAACAATTGTAGTAGGTGATTTTATACAAGGTGCGACAACGGGCAAGATATGCCATGAGTCAGGGGCGGTAAATTTTACAATTAAATCAGTTGGTGAAGATGAGTTTTATGGATTTCAAATAAGTGATGACCATTTGTATTTAGATGCGCACGGATTTGAGCACCATAATTCGATCCAAGCCGAAGAATTACGAGGGCAATTAGGGGAAGCCATGCCTGCGGCGTTTGGCATAATGGCAAAATCATTGGGCGTTACAACCCAAGAACTTGACAAAATGATGGCTTCGGGAAATCTCATTGCATCCGAAGTTCTACCGAAATTTGCCAAAGAGATGGAGAATGCATACGGGGCAAATGCACAGAAAATGGCTTCGGGTTTATCATCCGAAATTGCACGTATGGGCAACAAGTGGGATGAACTACTTGAAACCGTAGGGCGTACAGGTGTTATTGAAGGCACGGTTAGTTTGCTAACCGCAGGAATTGAAGGTTTATCCGCATCGGTTGCAATGCTTACACTTCAATGGGGAGAGTATCAGCAAGCCGTAATCAATGCAGAGCGAGCATCCCAATTAGATGCAGAGGGTAAACGAATTGATGCACAGATTCAGAAGCGAATCGAAACATTAAAAAAGGCGGGATTAACCGAGGATGAAATTAATGAGGAACTTACCGCCTCGTATAATAAATATGTTGAGGAGGTTGAGGCTGGTGATGCGAGAATTGAAAGAAGCAGAAAGGCTTTATTCGGGGGCGGTATTGTAATTACAGAGGAAAGTGTAAGGGAGTTAGAATTAAAACGTGCAACCCGTGATATATTATTGGAGTCAATTAATGCCCTAAAAGATACGGGTGCAGTACAGGCTGGAAATACCAAATTATCAAAAGAGGAATTAAAGACCATTGAGCGCACAAGAAAAGGGCGAGAAAAAGCACAAAAAGATATTAAAGATTGGTTAACCGCACAAGCCAAAATACACCTTGAAACCCGTTCAGGATTTACTGGTCCGCAACAGACAAGGGAGCAAGCAGGAATGGGCATGGGTATTGACGAGCGGAATAAGAAAGAAATGCAATCTCAATTCGAAGAAGCGCAAACCGCACTTGAGCATTCGCACAAGATGGGTGAGAAAACAGAGGAACAATACCTTCGTGCTAAATTAGCATTGTATGAAAAATACGGACAGGACAAGCGCAAAGTAGAAGAGGAGATATACGCATTCGAGCAGGGTTTTGCTAAAGAAAGAACAAAGGAAGTTTGGACAGAAGCACAATCAAGAGTTTACGCCACAGACAAGACTTTGGAAACGCTCAATATGCTCAATAATGCATACACGCAATCCCAAACCAACCAACTGCAAAAGCAACTTGAGCAAGGTGTTATAAGTCAAGAGCAATACGAACAATCATTGCGTAAGATTAAACGCAGACAAGCAGTAATTGATAAAGCAGGCGCATTGTTTAATATCGCAATCAATACGGCACAGGGTGTATCGTCTGCTGCGGGTTCGGTATTAGGTTTGCCACTTGCACCCGTAATTGGTGCGCTTGGTGCAATTCAGGCAGGTATAGTACTTGCCACACCCATCCCATACAACAAAGGCACGAAGAAAGTACCAATGGTGCGTGGTGCGGTACGGGGTAAGGATAGTGTGCATGCCATCCTGACACCAAACGAGCGTGTCGTACCTGAAGACATCAACACTCAGCCCGGATATAGTGCACTCATGGACTTAGCGCACGACCGCAAAATATCGGATAAAGAAGCGGGTTTCATTGCTAAACTTGCAACGGGTGGTGTGTATGCAGGTCAGCAAAGTTCGGACATTGATTACAACCAATTAGGCAAATCAATTGCCAAATACATCCCACACACAGACGTGCGAATTGACCACAACGGCATTGCAGTCATTACCGATAGAAGCCACGCCAATATGAACCGTTTAAAAACACGACTATGAGTATGTCACTACAAGTAAGATTAAACGGCACGCCAATTAGAGGTCGCATAGAAGGTCTGGAATCGTTTAGTGTAACGTATAGCCGTGACGAAAGCACGGGTGCAACACAGAAGGCGTACACGAACGAATTGAAGTTCTTTGACGATGGATTCGACCTTATATTCAACACCCTCGTAGCAAGTCAGCAGGGGTTGTATAAGTACATTAAAGTTCAAATTTGGGATGAGTGTTGTAATGACTTCGTGTATCAAGATTTTATAATAAAAGGCGATAGTGTCGATTACTGCACAGGCGATTGTTTCGTAACGGCACGAATGACGAGGAAAGACCCTGATGAGCGCATTTACGATTGCTTCAAGCGCACACCAATTACGACCGATTTGGAGAATGCTGATGGGAGTGTGAATAATTCACATTGGTTGGTTAATCCGAATAGCCCTATTGCAATTCCGCAAGTGCCATACTGCAATGAGATGCGACCTGCTTCAATTTGGTATGTATTATTAACAACTGTTTTAGTAATATTCTTTTTGCTTGGGATATTAAACAACATTATCAATTTAATTATAGGGAATAATAATAATCCCCTAAATGCACTAATGGTTTTTATTGGTCAAAACGTGTCGGGATGTGGGCGTAAGCACCCAAGCCCTTACATTTATAACTACATCGGGGAAGCCACAAAGTATTGCGGATGTGACCAAAATACACCTTTTGTATCATCCTTTTTAAATAATGTAAATTCACCGTATCACTCAACATTGTTCGTTAATGCACCTGCACGCCCCGGCATCAATGTAAATAATAGCACAACGCGCTACATTGTCGAGAATAGACCCCGCCATACCATTACCGAATACTTGGATATGGTAGCAAAAGATTTTAATGCTTTGTGGTGGGTTGAAAACGGGGTGGTTTACATGGAGCGTAAAGACTTTTACCTGAACGCACCTGTTATACTCGATGCAATTGCCGAATCAAAGAAAGGCAATATACTCAACGGCGCTTGCTTCAAGTACAACCAAGGTACGATGTATGCTTCACAAAGAATACAGGCGCAAGAGGATGGCACTGAAAAAACAGGTAATTCATTACTTAATTATTATGGGCTATTTCTCGATTATGTAAAAATTCACGGACAGCCACAAGGTTCAGAAGCGTGGAATGGCGTTAAAGAGGTGCAGTTAAGTTACGCTCCGACAGGGTTTAGACCCGATGATAGTCTACTTGATAGATACCCATTTATCGGTTTGTTACAAACAGCGTTTCCATCAATCGGTCAATTTCAGGGCGTTGCGGTATTTCAAGATAATGAATTTGCAATTCATAAATACTATGAAGCCGACCCAACATCTCCCGACAATTTTAAAAAGGCAAGGCAGGG